ACATATTTCTAGTCCACGACCATAAATTGAATTCTATATTTAAAATATCATAAAATAGATTGTATAATATTTTTTGCATAGTTTCATCTGAACTACGTATTTGTAAAGTTTCTCCAAAATCATTTCGTAAAGATACTTCATCTGATATTATATCCAGAGTAGAAGCTATAATAGAATCAGTATCCATAGCTTCATAATCAGTATATAACTGTACTCTTGTTGTTGGGACTTGATTTATACTATTATATTGGTTTCTTCCAGATGTAGTGTAAATTTTGTTATATCTATCGTGTTGGGAATTTGTAACTAATTCTCCTTGTTTTTGGACATCATTAATATCCACAACTTTAAGTTGGTTACCTCCTGTATTGTGAAGTACTACATCTGTAGAGAATAATTTCTCTATTTTTTGAAAAAACGTCTTATTTTGTTTTGGAGTTTCTTCCATATTTATTTTATAATTTATTTAATTTTAGCCTAATAACCAGGTTAAGTCTTCTACACCCCCATGTCCATCTTGCATGCGATATGGATTTTGTTCATATGGATTATTATATACAGCAGGAGTAGCATAATTTACACTTGTGAAACCATTTAATACTGCTCTCGATAATTCTTCACTTTGTTTTTGATACATTAGTGTTGTTTCTCTCAAGAATAAAAATATTCCAATAGGTAAAACTAAGTCATCATTATGACCTTGTTGTGCTTGTGGTCTACCATTTTTATATATAAATGTTCTAATCTCTTCTAATGCACGTTTTGAAAATATATCAACTGAATATTCGTTCATATACGAAATTAGTTTTGAGATGACAAGTGGTCTTGTCTTTTGGGTCATAGAAAATCCAGGAACCATACCTACATTACTATTATACTTAGATAAATATTGCTCCGAATCAATAGGGTTGTCTATTTTTGGAGAATAATATAAGTTTTTATATTCTTTGTCTATCATTCTACCTACAACGTCCCATCCTATACTTGCATTTTCGATAACACACAAAGCGTTATTCCATTCAACACAAGCTGCATGTATAACATTAGCAAAATCTTTAGTAGGTAATTGAGATTTAAATTCAGCTACTTGACGACATAATTCTATATCAAAAACATGGAATGTAGAACTGTCTGCTCCATCTCCACGAGCAACATCGGCAATAAGTGCGTAAGATCGAGAATAATCAGGTATTTCAAATATCCAATATTCTCCATTTAACCCTCTACGTTCAAGAGGTTCTCGTGCTATATTTTTAGTATAATAATTTAATACATCAGTATCGATGACCGATTCACCACTCGTGATGAAATCTGCGTCACAATTATGTACTATACCATACTCTGTTACATAAGTGTGTGTATTTTCAACTTCAAAATTATATACTTGTATTTTTTCTGATGAAGGATTTAATTGTAATATAGTTAATGGAATCCCATTATCAATCATAAATTTAGTAGTCTTTCTATTATTAACTACTGTATTATAATTTTTTATTCTCTTACTAAATATTTTTTCATTCGAATCAATCTTAGTATTACTATAAGTTAATATAGTACTATTTTTACATTGATATTCTTTTCCTAATATAATATTAGTACCTTCTTTTTTATTTATTGATATTGTTGTATTATATAACCCCAACAAATTACTTATATATAAAGAATCATACACTAGTCTTTCAGATGTTAAACCTAATTTACAATTGTAATCAGATTTTAACATTCCATCTCCAACCATTATACCATCAAGTATACCTTTTAGAGTTTCTTTATTACTATTTTCCCATACAAAAGAACTTATATGTTTATCTTGACAATATTTTCCTCCATCAATACATAACTCTATGAATTTAAGAAATATTTGGTTTTTAACATATAAATTAGCTCCTTTATCTCGTTTACTAAGGTAATGAGAAAATATACTTATATTAAACTTTTTATTAATATAATTTTGTAATATTAAAGGCCATGAATGTTCTTCACTCTCTGTTTCTCCATTATACGAAAATGAAACTACATTATTCCAATAACTACCTTCAGATAAAAAACAACCTATAATAAAACCTAATTCATAATCAAATTCTATATGTCGATGTACGTAAGATTTTTTATTAATCCAAATTGATTCATCATTAGATTTTAGAGGAAAATATTGTGGATTATTAACTTTGATATAATCTAATAAATCTATTTTGGAAGGATTATCATACTGATTTATGTTAGTTGGAAATAACTGTATATATTGATTATGATCATATATACTTTCAACTGTAGTCCATTTATTAACAATGTTTAAGAAAGGATGATTACCTGTTGTATATTTTTGAATATTATTAATCCCATTTTTGATTTCATATAAATTGTTTTCCTCTATATGATTAAATGTTTTTAATACCTTATTAAAAGTTCCATCATGACTTAATACTATATCTCCTTCTTGGATGTCTTTAATATATTTAGGTCCTAATTTTGTATACACAATTGTATCTCCTGAGAAACATTCTTGTGCTGCATGTTTTACACCTAAATCTCTATCTTGTTGGTCTCTCCAAGTTTGGTCTCGTTCTGGATGGACAGTCCAAGGAAGTAAAAGTGGAACAAAACTGTTTAATTTCTCTTGTGCTTTGGTAAATTCTTTATAAAACCAATTACCCGTTCCATTTGGTGATGATAATGCGATACAAGAACCCCCAGTAGCTAGGGTTTGTTGAGCACCAGTAAAGATTCTTTCAATATTATCAATAAATGCGGCCTCATCTATTACAAGTAAAGTAACGGCTTCAGATCTTGATGCATTATCAGTTGCGGGTTTAGCTTGTATTTGAGAACCGTTTACTAACTTAAGTAATAATTTATTATTCTCTGTATCTTTTAATCTTAACCAAGATGGAAGTTGATCGTATGAAAATCGTACTTTAGTAATTAAGTTTTTCGCTGTATCTTGCGTAGTAGCTAATACAAGAATATTCTTATCCTTATGGAATAACATTAACCAAAGTGAGAAAGCAGAAACTAGGGTTGATATACCTAGCTGCCTCGATTTATTAATTATACTCCACTCCCCCTTTTGAAAACGCCTTAATAGTGTTTCTTGGAATGGATATAGATTAAATAACATCCTACCTCGTTGTGGATGTTGTATATAATAATATTTTTTACAGAAGTATACAGGGTCACTGGCACATTTATAAAATTCGTCTTTAACTAATTCCTTAAATGATTTTTGTGGTATTATATTTTCTTCTTGTGCCATTACTCTTTATATTTTTCTATTCTATAATTATTATATTTACCATCTATGGAATTAATACAACGTTTAATATTCCATTCACTAATACCTAAACTTCTAATATCTTTTAAATTTTTGAATATATGTATATTATTTTCTATATAAACTTTATAACCACATTTTCTTTTTATCTTTGGTATATTATTGTTTTTATCATAAATATCATTAGCGTATGCAAATCTAAAATTTTTTATTTTTTGATATTTTCCAGTACAACAATCTCCAATTCCACTAGATCCTATACCTAACTCATTACTAGCTTCTGTAGTTGAGTTAAATTTTTTAATAAAATTCCAATCTAAATCAAATTGAATTACTTCATTACTAGATTTACCTGTTAATATATAATCACATTCCAAAGGATCATTTGAATGTCTCCAAATAAAATCTCCACTAGTCTTATAAATTTTATTACAACAATTAGCTATATTACCTCTATCTATTTTTAATTTAATAGAAGCATCTAATATACTCTCCCATTCTTTAATAAAATTACCTTCTAAATCATATTGTAATACAGGTTTATTTCTTTTTCCAATATTATTTTCCTTTATAATATTTTTAGTTAATTCAGAATGAAATTCAGGACCGCTTCCACCTTTCTTTCTAACATTCATTATTTCAAATCCTAAAAATCTAAAATAATTAATCCAAAATGTTTCTAGAGGTTCCCAGTCTTCACGACTTAGAGAGTTAACTTCATCTATGTAATCATAATTTATATTTTGACCATAAGTTTTCTTATGATCATTTTTTCTTGAACCTTTTGTTTTACCTATATAAATTTTATTTGGATTACCAAAACAATTTGTAACTAGGTAAATTTTTGTAATTTGAGAGGAAGATGTTATATTTATCATCGTGATATTATTATTGTTAGCACGTATAAATATTACTTCCTTAAGCCTCTATTCAGAGGCTTTATTTGTTTTACTAACTCTTTAAACGATAAGGTGGGTTGATTTTGATTTTCTTCCATATTATAATTTTGTAATTAAAAATATAGAAATAGCTGTAGTAACTAAAGTGGTTGTAAACCAGAAAGTTTTTTTAATATTGGCTTGTTTAATTTGTTTTTTAAATAAAGACTCGTTACTTTTATATGCTTCTTTCTGAATAGAATCGTTTTTAATTATAAATTGATTATTTTCATCTAATTTTTTATAACCAAATATTAAACTATCTTTTTCAGATAATTTATTTTCATATAAATCTATTTGAGAATAGAGGTATGTTTTTTCAGCCTCGCATTTATCTCCTTTTAATAAATCTTTATATATAAGTCTAACAGTATTAGTTGGGAACGACATTTTTGTCGTATCTACTTGTGACAGACTTGAAAAGCTTATCATAAGAATAGGTATCAACATCATTAATTTCTTCATTGAATTTTTTATTTAAGTTATACCATTTTTGAGTATTATCGTATAATTTATTATCTATAACATTAATATTACTTTCGAATGTACTAAACTTATTTCGTATATCCAAATTTGCTTTAGATATAGAATCGTTTTGTTTTTGTACGTATTCTATTTTGTTTTTATTTTCTTCGAGTTGAGATTTAAAATCATTTTGTTTAATTAAACCATATATAATTACGAAAAATAAAAATATAATTATAGAACCGAATATTGCTCGTTCTTTTGAGAACCAAGAAACTCCCCCGTTAGGAGGAGTTATCTGTTTTTGTATGTCGTAAGGCATATTATCCAATTATAGATGAAACTAGACTACGGATAGTAGGAACAGTTAATGCTTTTACTACTTTTGGTTTAGAAATGAATTGTTTTAAAGCACTCATATCAACAGATTTTGCTCTATCTCTTGGATCAAGGGCTTCAATTTTATCTACTTTTTTAGTGATAATATTTTTAAAAGCATTTGCTTGTTCAATATTAGTATCTTGAGCACCTAATCCAGCACTAGCATTTTTAATATCACGTGCAGAAGGTTCTATTTCTAGTTCATCATCTTCTTCTGGAGTATTCCAAGCATCAATAATATCTTCTTCACCTTCATCCTCACCTTCTGGTTCAATAATTGAAGATAATTTTGCTGCAGCTCCTGTAGAAACTTCAGAATCTATATCTTGTTTAGCATCTGTACTACCACCAGGTTTTCTACCTCTAGATCCTACTTCTCTTTCACCTTTTTGTGCAGCGATAAATTTATTTAATTGATTATCATATAAATCTTCACCGTCTAAAGCATCTAATACTGAGGTATCTGCTCTGATTAGTTTTTTAAGTGGTAATCCATTAACTTCTGGATTGTCTGTTATTACTTTTTCAATAGCTGTTTTTAGGTCACCCTGAATTTTAGCCATTTCATCTAATTCTGTATTTTCTTTTAATAGGAAGTTTCTTGAGCTTGCAATATCCATTTATTTGTTGTTTTTATTTGTTGTTTTAAGTATATAAATACTAAATTGTTAATTTAGTCTTGTTCGATATAAATATTAAAGGTTGATTATTTCTAGCAATTGTTTAACTCTTCTTGGTTTGATATAATTAATTATAAGATCATAGTATTCTTTTTCCACAGGATGGCAATAACTAGCTGCTTTATTTCTATTATCTTCAGTAAATAAAGGTTGTAAGTTTCTTAAATCATTAATTAATATTAGAGGAGTATCTAATTTAAACCATGTTATAGGGATTTTATGATCTATTTCAATAGTATTCCAATTCATATTTTCTATAAATAAGTTTTCTATATAATCCTTTATGATTTTATATTCTTCTTTACCATGACCATTTTGGAATCTATTTTTTAAATTATGAAATAAATTTCTTATTTTATATGAAGGATTATTTATTCTATATTTAATTTGAGCTTCTTTTACTTTATCTGGGTTATCTTTGTTCCATTTTTTATTAACTTCTTTAAATCTTTCTAAATTATTACATTTCCAATTTTTATTTCTAATATGGAATGTTTCTTTATTATTATTATAATAATTCTTATCAATCTCCTTTTTACATAGTCTACAGACATATGATTTCCCATCAGGAGAAGAAGTTTTATTAGTAAAATTAATTAATTCTTTATTTTCTTTACACTTATTACAATATTTCATTTATATATTAGTTATCGTTTAGTATAAATATATAAAGCTCTAACCCCATATAATATATTTTACAAAATCAACTCTTTCTTCAACAGTCATTCCATGTATCTCATGGTAGTTTTTAATTTTATATCGATATTTTGATATAAGACGAAGTATTTCAATATCGATATCTTTTCTATATTGGGGGTCAATAGTCCTAACAGAATTGTCTTCAATTTCTATTCCATCAGGTGAAATATAAAATATATAATCGTATTCGGAAATGAAACGTTCGAAATAGCTTTCAAATGCATCTTTATCAATACTGTTTATAGATTGAGCTAAGTTTGTAAAAGACATAACATCAATTATACTACGATCAGTAATTAAATTATCATACAATAATTCTGAAAGTCTCTCACTCCCAAATATTGATTGTCCAATAATAGTTGAATCTGTATTAAGAGGAATACCTAAATCCCTCAAGTACTTACTTCGTTCTGTTGCAATTTTATAGTCTTTAAATTGAGGTAATTTAGCTAAGGCATTTACTAAAGTTGTTTTGCCGCAGCTGACTGTAGAACATAGTGCTATTTTACTCATATTAGTATGTTGGTGTATCTTTTAAACCTTGTTTACTTGGTGGTAAACCTATTCCATCTTTTTTAACTTCTAACCATGCATCTTTAGTATATTGAATACCATATAAATAATATTCATCTTTACGTTTCATTTCTTTAGGGAAGACTAGTGCTGGACCTTCACTCGAATGAAGTTTTCCGTCAAATATTGTTCTTTTAATTCCATCTGGAGATGTAATTGTTCTTGTTTTATAATCGCTCATTTTATTTATTATTTAGTATTGAATTTGCGTTGTATAAGCCATGTAACGCAGAGATATAGATCCCGCGCGCTCCAGCTGCGTCACCCTGTAAGTGAATATTTGGATGTTGGGGCAATGATAAATCTTCTTTGTTTAGTAATATTTCGTTTGTTAAAAATTTAACTTCAGGGCAGTAGAAAATATAATTATCGTCTATTCCAAAAGTTTTATTTAAATCATCGATAAATTCTAATATATAATTAGCATATTTTCCAAAACCCTCTTTAAATTCTTCTAATTGGATTCTATATCCAGGAACTGGGGTACCTTGGTCTGTAAGTGATGGTTTTCTTCCTTTAGGAGAATAATAAGCTCCTTCTCCATGATGTTGGAAAAATTCTACAAGTTTTTTACTAAATTCAAATGGGTCTTCTATACCACGAGCTTCTAATAAAATACCAAAATTAGTTAAACCATTTTCTTTATCAGGGTCTTTATGAGCATGTCCATTAAACGACTTCATACCATAAGTTTCTTCTTCAGCAACAAAAGCAGCAAAATTATTTGTGCAAAATGAGCGAGCACTATCTTCACCAAATTTCTTATATAATTTAAAATCATAAGCTACTTTAGATAATTCTTCAAAATATTTACCATCAGTTTCATATCTTACTCCAAATTGGGCAGGTTTAGGTACCGTAATTAGATTTTCTTTTTTAATTAAATAAGTAAGTAAATCCATACCTGACTTACCGGTTCCTATAATCAATTTGTCGGTAAATATTTCATATCTTTCATGTTTATAACCATCTTCTATATACCAAATAAAAATACCATCTTCTTTTATAGAAATAGATTTAACTTCAGCATTATAAATTTGATTAACTCCTACCTTATCAAAATATTCAAATATATTTTTAACTTGTTGTTGACCATAATCTGTACCTAAATGGTAACAAGGAGATTGTCTTAATTCAAATGGAGAATCTTTAATAAATTGAGGTTCTTCTACAGGCTCAGTATACATTATTTTAGAGGGGTCAGGATGATATTCAACTATATAATTATATAATTGTTTAGATAACTCAGTTGCATATTCTTCGTCTTCACAATAATGGGGATAGAATAAGCCCCCTTGTTTAAATGATGGTATAACTTTAAAATCTGAGAAGGTACCACACCCTCCTGCTCCTGACATAACTTCTTTTGGTTTTCTATTATATATAGAATTCCCCTTTTCAATAATAGTTATACATGAAGGGTCGTATCCGTTCTTTAATAGATGTATAACACCATATTGTGTACTTACTCCAGCTCCAATAAAAACTAGTTTCTTTGTTTCTTTATTCATACTTATATTTCCAATTAAATCCGTTGAATTTTTTTTATTTTTCTTTATACTTATTTTTATTAAATCTCTACTTCCTATTATAGCGAGTTTCATTCTTTATCTTCATTCATGAATGATAATAAGTCAGGAAACCACATTATTACATCTTTTAAGTACTGGATGTAATTACCTCGAACCAATTGATCGTATTCAAGACTACTATATCTCATTACTTCTACTATCATAGTACCTATAAGTAAATAAACTGCGGAGACTATTAAAATTACGTTCATTATTTAAGTTATTATATTATTTAATATACGAATATTTTTATGGGAAAACAAAGACCCTTTCGGGTCTTGTGATCTAAAGTAATCCTGCGCGATGCATGAGACGTTCTCGAAGGAATTGTTCTTCAAAGTCTTCTTCATCGTCCTGATTATCAAGATGTGTATCTATCCTATCTGAAACATATTCTAGATCTTGTAATTCTTCTGGAGTAAGTTCATCCATTCGAATAATATATTTATCAAACCATTTTTGGTCAACACCTTTATCTTTCATAAGTTGTTTTAATGGGTTTGGATTATTTACTTTAATTTCTTTAATTTGGTTTATTGATTTAGAAATTTTATAATTATTTAAATCATCTTTAGGGATAAATATATGAACATCTTCATCATTTTTATGATAAAATATATAATCTCCTTGATCTTCACCATCGAAAATATAATCATATTTTCCATAATCCCCATCATATTCGTATATATCATATATATTTCCTTTTTGGAGATAAAATGGTTTATTGATTTTAATTTCTTTTATATCACTTTTACCACTATTAATTTCAAGTTCAGATGAAGGGTATACTCTTCTTGGATCACTACTGAAATCTGGGTATCCACTTATTAAAGGTGTACCTGCTACAGAAGAAGTATTTCCATCTATACCTTTTTGTACTACTTTGTTATTTTCATCAACTAAAACCCAATCTTCATAACTATAGTCTTCACCTTTTAGGGGTAGGAGTACTAATTTTCTACCTTTATCTTCTATAATATAAGGAAGAGCGTATAATAGAGTTGAATATTGTTCTTTCCCATTTACTTTTTCAGCTAAGTTTGTAATAACTTTACGTTCTTCGGGACTAAGTTGATTCCACTCTTTGGCTGTAATAGGTTTTGGGTTAATATCTTGAACAGGCATATCTGCAGAAGTAGATAATTCTTCGTCACCAATATTTGTATCCTTACCAAATTCCCAAGGTGTAAACAGTTTTGAATAAATTTCAAATATTTGTTTTTGTTTTGGATCCTTAATATACTTAATAGCTTGAGGAGGTAAGTAATCTAGATTTTTTAATTGTTTTTGTACATAATTTTCTGTAGCTTTGGGGCCAAAGAATTTTTCTATATATTCAAATGTAAGATTGTCGTCGAATGTTTCTAGATATTTTTGTTTAGCTTCGTCATCTAAAAATTTAACGTAAGGTAAAGGTATAGGATCCTTAGAATAATTTGTATGTCTGAAACGGAATGCTGCATATCTTTTTGCTAGTCCTTCGTTATCTTTTAAGTCCGCATAAGGGAATTTTTGACCATAATTTATGGCTAAGTTCTTTAATTCTTTATCTAATATTTTAAGAATTTCAGGTGATAAAGATCCCGCATTAGCTTGAACATAATTTTGTTTATCTTCGTAATCTAACTCACGGAAGTCATTTGCAGATAATCTTTTACCTCGCATTGCGGCACCAGAAATCTCAGCTTTAGAAGGATCAACATATTTAAAAATATGTTCTAAATGTCCTATTTTAGGCCAAACTGGTGGAGCTGTTGTTTTAAGTTTTTCCCAAGGATGAAATTCTTTATCTCCACTATTTTTTGCATCTGTAATCCAATATTTTTTATTTCCTTCACCAACATGAATTACAAAAGCGTGATATGGATCTGTATCGGGGAGACTTCTATCAAATACGAAATAAAACATACGGTTTGTACCTTCCATAAAACGATACCTATCATACATTGTATTAGATGGTTGAGCTATACACCAACCATATTTTTTCCTACCACCTTCGGAAGGATTATAAGCGATACATTTATGTTGTGCATCTCCTTTATAAATTTCGATACCATCTTTATCATACACTTTATCTGCGTCTGTAGTAGCGGTATTTTGATCACCTTCTTCCCCAACTTTAGCTTGCATAGGGAATAAAGCATCTAACATATGTTCCATCTGACCAAAATCCCAAGCACGAGGGTCTAGATATGCATCGTTAGGAATAAGACGTTTTGGGACTAATTTTTGTACTTCTTCTTTGCTATAATTTCCATCTTCGGTTCCGTTCGCTAAGGCGTATTTAAGGTTACGTCTGTTATTCATAAAACGAATTACGTAGCTCGTTACATCACCTTTATCCATACGTTCTTTTTCTACGAACATCTGGATAGCATCTTTTTTTATCTTATCCTCTTTTTCAGGTAAGGAACGCAGTAAGTTAACCATATCAGCCCAAGAATACTTATCTATATTAAGATAATTTTGACCTGTTTTTAGTTCGTCGCTAAGGGCTACTTGTTGTAGTTTAGAAGATAAACCTGATTTAATCTGATCAAAACGTTGTATTACTTGTCTTGCAAGATTATCGTCGATTTGAGGTGATGTTTTCTTCCATCTATCTATTGTAGTTTGGATAGTCTTGTCTGAGTATTCTAGTATTAATATATCTGTTAGTTTCATTGTTTAATATTTAGGATATAAACCTGTTTTAATAAAAGTTAAATTATGATCAAAATCATTTTGATCAAGATAACCAATATTAATTAAATAATTCACTGCATCTTCTGGAGTATTCTGGTCCTTAAAGTCTAATATTTCATGGGGTTCATACTCCTGGTCTTGCATACTTAATATATTATCTTCTTTCCATTCATTAAAATATGGATATATAGGATTGTTTACTTTTATTTCAGTTATTATACCAGCTAGTTGTTGTAATCTTTTTATTTCGTTCATGATAGTTTTAAATATTAATTAATCTTCTTTAGGGAGGTTATATATTTTAAATATTTTTTATATTAATAATATCATCTTTAGAAATGGTTAAATAATGATCATTATCATCATCATCTTCATTATTCATATTAATATTTCGATTCCCAACAATAGCAGGTTTAGAATACGGATTTAGTTCATTGGGCGTTTTATTAACTATTATTAATTTTTCCATATTACCATTTTTTATTTTGAAACTATATACATCTCCTATCTTTAAATTTTCGAATTTAATTGATTCAGGATTGTTTACTTTTATTTCATCAATCCCTTCTTGATCATAATCATCAGCTTTTAAATCGAAAGATATATCTTTTAATGTAGAGTCAACCCATCTTTTTTGTTTTGGAGATAATTCTTCATTAATAGCGTTTTCTACGAAATCTATAAAATCACCATCTTCAAGTTGATATACTTCGGAAAAGAAGAATTCTCGTATACGAGGATCAGAGTGTGGTGAGTCTGCAAAAATATCATTTAATGCATCAAAAATATGTTTACCAAACTTAATATCATGCAACTCATTTGATAAGGTATCTACTTTATCTACAACTCCTTGATTAGCTTCTTTATCACCTTTAAAACCTTGTAATGAAACTAATTCATATAAACCTTTAATTATTTCATGAACTAACATTGGAAAACAAATAGCGCGAGCACGAATTGTTATACCGGATTCTTGTTGTTCGTTTAGTCTATCTAATTCATTTTTTATCCATTCAGGATTATTTAATTTTTCTCCTTGTTTTTGGATAATTTTTTGTTTATATTTTTTTGAATAACAAGGAGTATTATCTATAGCTTTATTAAATACATTAATGGTATTTTCATAGTCTTTAGTGTATTTAGGAGTTAATAATTTTTGAATGAATTGTTTTAATTTATCTTTATTCCAATCTTCTAATCCATTAAATCCCAAAGATCCACCCCAATGAGAAAAATCATTTGCCATATTATAAACATTATCTTCTTTATCATATATATTATCCCCATTCATGCTTAATATATTATTCTTAAGCATTTTAAATAATATAGGATTTTGTTTTAAAAAATCAACCCAAGATTCATCAAAAAAACATTCTAATATTAATTTAGGTTGTTTTACTTTTATCTCATTAATAATAACTTTACTTGAACCCCCAGCAGCTTTATGACCTTGAGCTAATAAAGATAATAACATTGCTATAGCATTATCATCATCATAAATCCCAAATGAATTTTTCATTATTTGGTTATATTTGTCTATAAGAGTAGGGTCGATTGCGTCAAGATAATCTTTAAATAGATAGAATGAGAAAGCACCACGTAGTGCTGCACCTTGAGTAATTCCATTTATTATACGGCGACGAGATTCAGGGGATATTTCTTCGTTTATAAAGGGAATAAATTCTTTTAATCTAGATGTTGGATTTTTTTTAATTAGATTTAAAATCCTCTCTGAAGGTATGTCTCCTAATATATTTTGTGTTTCTTCAACAAAATGAAGTATCCATTCTTTTTCTCTACCTTTAATAGGTCTTCCTCCTTTACTTGATAATTTTATAAATGTATTTAAAATATCACCATCAGAAATAGGTTTGTTTATTTTTATTTCATCCAATTCTGAATGAATATCGCTCATTGGAACAATTTTAGCATCCAACTTTATCCCCTCTTCTTCAACAATAGGATATAAATCTTCTATCATTTGAATAGCAAGTTGTTCTAATTGATCTTTATATGGAGCTTCTGCCTTAGAGATGTCATCCAATAATTCTTGTGATTGAATCATTGTTTGCATAAGTGTTTTATCACCAAGCATCGATTTAAGATTTTCTTGGGATTTTTTATTTAGCTTAGCTAGGGTTGAGGGCTTAAATATTTGATTATACTCCATTATTTTAATTTTTGGAAACGGTCTGCTATTTTTTGAGCTATATCTTGTTCGTTTTCTTTAATTACACCTTCTGCCTTAGGGCGTGTGGAAGGTGCTTCGGTTGGTGGAGTTAATGTACGTCTCTTTGGTTTACGTTCTGGAGTGTCAGTTTCTGGTTTAACGATTGTTTCACGTTCAGGTGCAACTCTTTGAGGTTGAGTACTTCTTACTACCTCTTTAATTATTTGTTTTAATTCGCTACGTTTCATATTTTATTTTAAATTATTTGTTTAATAAAATTTCTAAGTCTTTATATAATTGTGTTTTCTCTTCTTGATCTAAAATATTAAAAATTTTTTCATTTTTGATTGGATTTAAAAATACACCCTCACTAAAACCATATTTATTTCCTAATTCTTCAAGTTCTTCATCTATCTCAGGAAACGTGTCATTTTCTTCAAAATAATCTTCAATTTTATTATGTAATGAATTATATAAATCCATAAGTTTTTTAGAATCAATTAATGGATTATTTATCTTTATTTCCGAAAGTATTCCAGCTAATTGTTGTAATCTTTTTATTTCGTTCATTGTATTTAAATTATTTTTTTCTAAATATAGAATACCATTTTTTTCTTTAACATTATAATGACCCCAACTATTTTTTTCAATATATTGTTTATAGGTATTATTTCTTTTTTTATGAATATCACTAGGGATATCACGATCAGGATAATTTATAATTATAACATTTGGGTCATATTTACTAAAATATTTTTTAGCAACATTAAAAACATTATTTAATATTTTTAAATATAATTGTATATTAGATTGTTCTCCAGTATTTCTTAATTTGGTAGTACCATATTCTTCATTAACAGAAAAAGATAATATACCAACTTTTTGAAATTTTTCGGGTATTTCATCTTTTAAATCTTCATAAAAATGTTTGTCTCCAGTCATTAAATTTTGTAAATGAGTTCCATATATTTTATCTATATATTCAAATGATACTGTAGGATTTACAGATAAAATAACTTCTATAGTATTACCATCTACAGTAAATGTTGATTTAGTAGTATTAGATACATCCTCAAATGCTTGTGTTTGTTTTTCATCTGTAGGATTTAATTCTTGGTTTATTTTTATTTCTCTTAAAAATGGGTCGATCTTGTACTTCTTACCGTCCATATGAAGTGTCTTTAAACCATCCAAATTTAACATTCTGTAGCCCTTAGGACCATTTCCAATTTTAAGGTCGTATACGGGAACAAGTCCTTTATCTTTGGGACTATATGGAAGTTCTCCACCAGACGTATACTTGCGCACACCTGTAAGGCCATTCATTGCGCGTAGTGATCCGTCTCCTCGTTTAGTGAATACAGCTTGGAATATTTTTCCTTTAAAGGAAAGTAATTCACGTGCTTGTTCTTTACTTATAGTAGTATACTCGGCTTGTTTTTTCTCTATTTCTGGAGAAATAGGTTCATCTGGAACAGGTATAGTTTCAGGGGCTACTTCTACATCAGGTTCAACTGTAATTTCTTCTTCATCACTCTTTGGGATAAGTTCGTCGTCTGAAATTTTTATATTTTCCGGTTCTTCTTTAGGAACAGGAATAGTTTCAGGTTCTAATTCTACATCCTCTTCGTCTTTGTCTTTGTCTTTGTCTTTGTCCTCATCTTGTTCATTAAGACCTTGTGGAAATGTCTTTTTGTAATCTAAAACAGCTATTCTCTCCTTAATAACTCCATCGATATATTTTTTATCCCATTTTTTGTTTTGGGGATCTTGAAGGAGAATGTTTGATATGTCGGAAATTTTTATACTCATTTTATTTTGATGGAGTTATTTTTGTTAATTCATCTTCCCAAAATTCTATTATATTACCACCATCTTCTTCATCCCAATCATCTTCAAAACCATTTGGATCCATTTTAAAAAATGCAGACTTATTATTTTCAACAGGATTATAACCATCAAATTCAACCCCAGTTTCTGATATATTTTCTCCTTCCAAATCATATTTTTCTCCTAATCTTAAATTAGAGAATTTTACGTTTGGATTATTTACTTTAATTTCAGTTAATATGTCAGCTAGTTGTTGTAATCTTTGTATTTCGTTCATGATAATTTTAAATAAACAGAGCTTTCGTCTAATTCGCTGCTCGCATAAGAGATAATTTCTGTAAGTATATTATTTTGTATATCTTTAGGTTGAGATTCTATAATAGATAAAAATTGTAATCCCATCATTTTAGAAACTCTCCAGTCAATATTTTTTTCCTGTATAAATATATCAATATCCTCCTTAGATTTATTTTCTATAAATTCATTAAATAGCGAATGAAATATTTGTTTTGTAAGTTCATAGTCTTCCCACAATATTTTATAATGTTTAGAAGTCCTAAATGAATTTATATTATGTTTTTCTAAGATAGTGTTAATTGGACCAAAACCAATCTTACCATGCGACGCTGTCTTTCCCAAAATTTCACCAGCCCAATTTGTAGCATGATTAAATGTACGAAAATAAATTCGACCTCCATCGTATAATAAAGAAATATCTTTACTTTTTGAAGTGGTTTTATATCCTAAATATTGGTACTTTTTTTTATTATCTTTATCCATATTCTTTACTTCTAATTTAGGGTTTTTACCTAGTTTCTTTAAACTGACTCCTATTATCTCCTTATTTTGGAACATGTCTTTTACTTGATTATTTAATTCTTCTATACTGGATGAAAATCGGGTATCTAACGCGCTGTCTTTTACAATCCATACATCGCTTGGATTCCATTTATCCGATTGATATTTTACGCCTGTACTCGCGTATTTCGCGTATAGATCGTTTATGAGTGGAGAGTCTCTATGATGAGTATAATTAGATTCGCTTACATAGCTATAGAGTATATTGGAACTAGTTATAAAGGATTGTTTCCACGATTCGTTTTGTGAAAATTTATATACTTCGTCTAATGGAGTTGTAGTTTGACAGTATTGATATGATTCAGATATTGTAGTGAAAGTAATATCTTCGGGTTTAATTTCTTGTCCTTTTAAATGTGAAAGAGAATTAAAAACACATTGAGTGGATTCTTGTACTGCTGTATTCTTTGAACCAGCACCCTGACCTCCTCCAGCACCGAATTCAACTGTTTTTTTAAATTCAGAAAGGGATCTCCATACAGCACCTTCACAACAGAATAATTTTTTACCACCACCTAATTCTTTATAATTTTTTTCTAACAAAAGGAGGACTCCAGGTGATGATTTTGATATAGTTGAAAAAGAACCATCTGTTAATTCAAATGGTTCTTCTTTATTTATTTTATCTAAAAATCTTTCACCTCGATCTTGATATAAACTATAAAACTCGTGATTAGAGTGATAAGGTTTAGAGAGTTGAGTTGGTGATAAACTTACACTCATATTTAAGCTATTAATTGTTTTACTTCATCAATACCTTCTACGGCTGATTTAAATATTTTCTTCCATTCAAAGTCATATAAACCACAAGGTTCCGGATTTAGATAAATTATATTTTTATTATATTGAGTTATATTTGCTGATGGGTATACTTGTAGACTAGAACCTATTATAATTAGATGGTTTGATTTTCTAACTATATTTTTATATAGATGTGGTATATCTACTGGTAGTTGTTCTTCAAAAAGAACTGTGTTATGTCTAAGTTGTTCTTTGGTTATTGGATGTAAATCTCCTTCTTTAATATCTTCATTCCATTCATATGGGTTGTCTTTATTCCAATCACAAACTTCAAAAACATTTCCATGTAAATGAATTACATTAGTACTACCAGCCCTTTCATGTAAGTTATCTATATTTGTTGTAATAACAGTAACATCATGGTCTTTTTCTAATTCAGCTATAACTTTATGAGCGTAATTAGGTTCACAAGTTGAAATTAATTTTCTAGCATCATTATGGAAGTCAAGAACTTGAGTTAAAGCTATATCCAATCCTCTTCTTGATGCAACTAAGTTAACATCATATTTACTCCATAAACTATCTTCACTACCGCGAAAAGTTGGAATCCCACTTTCCTGTGAAATTCCAGCTCCGGTGAAGAATATTATTTTTTTCCTCATATTTTATTTGTTAATTAAAAGTATTTCAGGTCCCATTTCTTTAATTTGAATTTGTGGATATTTTTCTTTACAAATTTCAGCACATTTTAAAAATATTCTACGTCTATATTCACTTATAGGGTGGAGTTTTATTAGTTGTGGTGTTTTATTTATCAAATATTTTGGGATTATTTCATCTCTAATGATTTTACATATAGTATTAGACCTCATTTCATCTTTTCCACCTACCAACCCATCCTCAGGATTAATACTTCCAATCATTTTATCATAATCGTAAACTTCTATCCATTCTCCTTTTTTATTTTTTAAAACAAAATAAGATTCTATATATTTAGATGAAGGATCAAAACTAACTTCTAATTTATTTCCATACTTATCCTCGAAACCCCAATGATTACTAATGTCTTCAGAATAATTATAAGCCATATCAGGATCGGCAAGTTCCATAAATATTTCAGTGTCCGTATGAGATATAGAATCAGACTCATTTAAACCGATACATTCTTTTTGTATTCTAGCTTCAATTAAATTTTTCTTTCTAAAAATAGAAGAATCTTTATTTTCTCTTATTATTCTAAACCTAATTGGTTTCTTTACTTGTACTTCTTTATCTTCTTGTAATTCAGCTTCCTCTTCTTCAGGAGCTTCTTCATTAGGTACTTCTGAAGTATCAACACCATCTAAATCTAAATTTTCGTCCCCAGGTTCCGCTGTCATATCTTGGACAAATTGGTCCTTCATGTCGGTCTCGTTTTCAATCTCTTCACCAGGACCTGCACTACCAGGAGGTAGTCCTTGTAGTAATAGGTTTGATATAGCTTTTATAGCATATTCTTCATCTTTTAAGTTCATTAAATGATAAACTTTTCCAGACACTTTTGCCATATAAGCTTTTGGGTTATAAATTAAGAGAAAATTACGTCCGTTATGTAAAAGTATTTTAAATGTAGTTGGTTTGGGGCTTACAACAAATATACTTGTTATATAATCTTTATACACAGGAGACATTAAGTCTGTAAGTGTAGCTTCGAGTGAAGGATATTTTTGAAGAATATATTCGGTTGGATCTTTTTCAAATTCAAGTGTTTCTTGTCTTTGATTCTCAATAGCGTTATCTATCTCTTCTCTAAGTATGCTTTTTAAATCCATTTCTTGAATAATTTTACTACCAATTTTTAATATACCTTTATAAGATTTAGGTTGTTTAGTTGAACCATCATTTTCTTTGAACCAACCCCAACCATCATTTTGGTGATGATTTTGCCAATAAAGTTTATCTCCATTTTTGAAGGTAACTAAATCTCCGAAATTTAATTTTGGTGGAGTATATTTTTTACCCATTATCTTAGATCTAATTTATCTTTAGGAATTTTGATAAATTTTAATTCATCATCCCCAGTGATTTCATAAGGAATATTATGTTTATCTAACAAAGAAGTTAATTTATCCATTTGTTCTTGTTCTACTTCCCTATCTTCTTCCTCTTCAAATAAAAATTCCATTTTTATGAATCCAGGTTCATCAACATAAGGTTCAGTACCCCACCAAGTTTCCCCATCTTTGGATAATGAAACTACTTTTAGTTCTCCATCATCATCATCTTCATCATAATCAAATTGAATTTTTCCAGGTGAGTTTACTTTTATTTCACTAAAAGTAGAATTTTGATCTGCTACAGTATATTCTTGTAATGTTAAATCATACCCAGAACGCAATGCTTCTGCTTGGGCTTGTTTGTAACTTTGAGGTAATTCTCCTCCAAAAAAATCTAATATATGCATGTAATCATTAAACTTTTTTAATTGGGGTTGATTTACTCTTATTTCACTCTGAATTCCAGCTAATTCCTGCATACGATCTACTTCACCTCCATATACAGGTTTTTCTCCACGAATAATTCGTGCTACGTTTTCAGGATCAGCTCTATCTAATACTTTATTTCCACGAGCAACTTGATCTTCATCTTCAGTTACTTCAATATCACCATTAGCTATTCTTAATAATATTTTATCCAATGTATCTTTAGTTAAACCTTTTGTTGTACCTCCTGGAGCGTAGCGTGAATAACCTTTTTCTTCCAATAGTACTTCTTTAATTATATTTCTTAAATGCAATTTTTTCATATTAATCTTTATATATAAATATGTTAAATTTCGAAAATATTACCTTGACTACTTAATATACCAAATTTTCCATCCGTTACTACAGATCCATTACTAAATATAGTAGGATAACCTGATAATTGTAAGGTTCCTTGGTTTATGATATCCCCACAATTATGTATATGCCCACTCAAAAATAATTTAGGCTTAATACGATTTAATATATGATTTCGTAATGCTCTATCTCCACAAAATTCTATATTATTATCTCTTCCATAAGATAAATCTAATATTCCTTTACAAGGGCCATGACATATAAATACGTCTATATCATCCGGAACGTTAGACCAATGTTTATCCATTTTATCTCTACTTTTCATGAAATACCAATCACCAAATGTTGGAGTGTTAGGTGAACCCCAAAATTTAATACCTTCTATATAACATTCTTCATTTTCGAGGTAAATTATTCCGAAAGCCGTACATAAATTACGAAATTGAGTATTCCAATGGAATGCTAAAGAGTCATGGTTGCCTGCAATAAGTATTTTATATTCAACATCTAAATTCCCAAACCATTGAATAAAATCTTTAGCTTCGGGTTCATTTTTATATACATCATGATAATTAGAAAAATCCCCAGAATGAACTATTATATCTATATCTTTAGGTATAGTTAGTAAACGGTGGTATCCGTGACTATCTCCGATATGTAAGAGTCGCATATTATTTATTTTTAATTACCCATTGAGTTACTAGTACTTCTTTGGCTTCTACTTCATCTAATTCAACTTCTTCTTCATATTCAAATGGACTTTCATCTTGCATTTCTGTAGCACCACTAGACCAACTAGTTTGATAAAATTTACCTGTTGGAATGTGTTTAAATACACCTTCACTAAGAATACTCCATCTAGAAGTATCTACTATTTTAGTTTCAATAGTTTCAAAATCTTCATGATCGTCATAAACCATTTCTCTAGCTTCTTCTCCTGTTAATTTCATAATTTATTTATTTCTTGTTTAACTTCTTCATAATATTCACCTAAAGCGTAATATCCTTCGGTATAATAATTAGCCATTTTAATTAATTCTTCAACACATATAGACGCACTTTTACGTGCGTCTTCTTTTGTGTTATGGTCTGATAAATGAGATAACGTTTCATTATAAAAACGGTCAAATAAAAATTGGGCTTCTTGTTTAGGATCCATTATTTCTTTTCATCATATCGATTCGACATGTATTTTGCACTGAATTTGGAATCTAAAGTTCGTAATACAATACCTTCAATCATATTTTGTTTGAAATATTCTTCACATTCTTGTTCAATTTCTTGTCTTGAATTAAATTCTTTATGGAACACTTCTTTTACTGTATGAAAATTATAATACTTCATTGTAAGTGTGAAGTCTTCATAGTTCATTTTTTCAGCAATTCCATTTTCATTGCATTCATCAGCTCCAAAGAATTTAATATTATTTTCTTCTTTACTACTTGGATTTAATTTATTTCCAGAACCTTTTAAAGTTTTCCCATTTAATTCTCCTCGTAAAATTAAATTATATTCTTTTTGGTCTAATAATTGTTCTAAATATGGTCTACCATACTTTATGAAATCAGAATCATTTTCTACTTCTTCATATAAATTTAAATTAGGTTTAGTCCAAAATGATATTTTTTCTAAAAGTGTTTTTTCACGTCTTCCAACATGTTTTTTAACCATAAGGTCAAGTTGTTGATTACGAGAACAAATAAATCCTTTACCATTTTTAACACCAATAGTAATACTTGATCCATCTACTTTTTCAGTACCAACTAGGGTAATTGGATAACCAATTTTATTTTCAATATGACCCCAAAGATTATTAATATTAGTTTCATCTGTTTTATAAAGTCCTTCAGGGAATACTCGTGCACCCCCTACTTTATTACCAGCTTTATCTTTAACTTCTGGTTCTTCCCATTTTGTGATACCTAATAAGAATGTTAAATCTTGATCTTCTAATTTTTTAGAAGTATTTAAATACTTAGATACTTCATTATATGGTAATAAAATTCCATTACTATAAACAGGATCAATACTTCCTTCACGTGAAAAGTTAAATTTCTTAGCTCTGATACGTAAAGGTACTCCCTCTACTTTACCTAACATACTTTTAGTTACATCTCCGTTTGGACGTAAAAAAGATTCGAATAAAGGAATATCCGAAAGATTAAAGTCAGGTTGAATATAAACTGCTTTATCTCCTACTTGGTATAAATCTTTTTGAGATACAAGGGTAAACCCATTTTCTTCTAATTCAATTAATTCAATTCGTTCTGCGGGTTGTCCATCTTTAAATAAAGGAGACTTCTGCTTAATAGTTACTACAGTAACGGCATTAATTTTTTTCATAAATTTTAAATTATATTTTTAAATTTCCAAATAAAACCACCAACACTTTTATATATTAATTCATTTCTACACATTGATGATATACCACTTCTACTTATTTTTAATTCATTATATACAGCCAAAGCAGAATCCCAATCTTTAATAAAATTACCATCTAAATCATATTGAATTATAGGTTTTTGTTTCTTTTTCCTACCTTTATTTATAGATTCTTCAGAAATCATTCTACCCATTAATTTTTTAGATATTTTATCTTTTGTTTCTTGAGTTTGTATTCTTCCAACATTAAAACCATTTGGTTTATTTTTTTTATTCCAAGGTTTTGGTTTAGATAAATTTATTTTATGAGATTCGGATTTGGGTTTTCTCATTTTTTGTTTAGTCTCTTCAGACCTCTTTTTACCTTTATTTGAATTACTAATTTTTAATTTAGCTTCTTCAGAATATATAGTTGGACCATTCCCACCTCTATTTTTATTTTGAACATTAAATCCCCATTGTGTAAATTGTTCTATCCAATATGATTCTAAAGGTTTCCATTCTTTACTATTTAGAGAATTAACTTCATCTATATAGTCATAATTTATAGAGGAGCCAAAAGTTTGTTTATGTTTCCAATATCTACAATTTCTTGTTTGACCAATATAGACTTTGTTTGGATCACCAAAACAGTTAGTAACTAAGTAAATTTTTGTAATTTGTTGGGAAGTTTGTGTATTTATCATCGCAGTATGTTTAAATGTTGGCGCGTATAAATATTACTTCTCTAAGCCTCTATTCAGAGGCTTTTACTTACTGTTACGATGCTTACTGCTTGTTGTTCCATAAAATTTATTTAATCATTTAATATTTGTTGATCATTTATATTTACTAATACTGCTTGATAATGAAATTGTCCATCACTATAAGGTCCTCCTAAAAATTGAACGCTAGGGTTGTTTTTTTGGAAATTTTGGACTTCAAATATAAGATTACCTACAGAATGTCCACTTAATATTGTATATATCATAATATGTATTTTTATTTGAGTAAATATACGACCCGTCTTTAGATAAAAAAAGACCCTTTCGGATCTTATTTTTTAATTCTAAATTTTAATTCTTTTATTTGAGATGAAGACCAAAATTCCTTAGTTCCTGGTATTCGTCTTATTGAAGTTTTGATAAAGTCTTTTATTTCTTCATCACTTTTTTCCTTAAAGGGATATGGGTCTATTTTTATATGTAGATTAGTATCTGATCTAGAACCAGGAATATCTTCTGTTCTTACAACTGTAACACCAAGTATACTTCTTATATCAGATAATACATCACTTAAATTTACGTTGTCTTGAACCCTAAGAGTTCCATTTAACATTAATATAGAATCAGATGTTGATTCTTCTAAATCTGGAGCATCTGAAGTATCATATTTCCCGTAGAATTCTTCCTGTTTTTTTAGATCTGTATAATGAAATGTTTCTGTTGTGCCAGTTTCATCTAAAGTAACTGAATAATATGGATGTTTAGATAAAACTATAACCCCATCATCTCCTCTATTAGTTTTTACAACATCTCCTTCAGAAAATTTAGTGTCTTGTTCCAGTAAGTTATAAACAGTTTCTCTAATTAATTTTATTAGATTGGTTTTATTCATCTTCTTTAGGAGCTTCTTTTGAAGGTTTAGAAGAGGAAATAGAAGCGTCTAATCTGGTTTTCAAATCTTCTAATTTATCTAATTTTGCGTATAAAGGCTCTAAACTTGCAGACACAGAACTTCTTTGACCAGGATTATCTATTCCTTCTTGAGTTTTAGCTTGAATATCAGCTTTAATATCAGCTATCTTAGAATCTATATCTTTTAATTGTTGAGAACCCATTTTGATGTCTTCTTTTAATTCTCCATCTCTAGTACGTAACATTTTACGAGATGTAGATCTTGCTTTACCTTCTGCTTTATATAAACCTACTATATCTTCTTTTACAAGACCTTGAGAAATCATTTCAGCTAATCCAAAAATATCTACTTCTTGAATCATATCTTCTTCAGTCGATTCTTTTATGGCTTTTTTTACAATCCAAAAGTTACCAATTTGATCTTCTAAATTATATTCACTTTCTGGTTGAGAATCTAAAATTTCTAAATTTTCTTTCATTAATTTAGCTTTCAATTCTTTTTTTATGGCACTTATTAATTCTGTTTGTTTCATTTTAAAGTATATAATATAAATATATTATTTATTTTTTT